CACTGGAGGAACTTTATGGTTGGAACGCATATTTTACATTAAAAGGTGAAAGGGAAGAAAAAGCCTACGAAGATGCAAAAAAGAAAGCTCAATATCGTAAGGTACGCTAAAGTATAAATAATGTTTTCTAAAAAATAGTGGCTGGCTCTAATTACGAAGTCAATATAAAATTAAATTTAAAACAGGCAAAGGATCAATTAAAGGTTCTTGAAGATCGTATCACCAAGCTAAATAGAATGGCATTGAGTGGTAAGGCAAGTAGACAGGCTTTAGCGGTAGATAAAGAGAAACTAAAAAATGGAAATCTGGAACTAAAGAACAAACTATCAGTTTTAAAGGTTAAGCAAAACGAACTAAAGATAGACAGACAAAGTTTTTTACTTCAGAAACAAAAATCAAGGGAAGCTAATAAACCTATAAATAGAGGAGGAGGAGGAGGTGGAGGAAATCAACCTAAGGGTAAAGGCATTGCTGCAAGTGCACTAATCAGTGGTTCGTTTCCCCTTTTATTTGGACAGGGATTACCAGGTGCGGTAGCTGGTGGATTAGGTGGGGGACTTGGTGCAAAGTTTGGTGGGCAGATGGGAGGCTTTGCAGGAGGTCTTGTTGCTACTGCTTTACTTCAGACATTTAATAACATTAAAGATGGTATAAATCAGTTCGGTGCAGAATTAAATGATCCTACTAAAAACCTAGATGCATTAATTACCAGAATAAAAGTTTTTGATAGTTCAATAGAGACAAGCGTAAATACCCTTAAAAATGCGGGATTAGAACAAGTAGCAGGAGAGCTTGCCAGTTTAACTATGGAACAACGCTTTGGAACTGCTGGAACGGATGCGTTAAAAAGTTTTAATGATGAACTTTCTAAATTTGGTAAAAGAACAAAAGATCTAACAACGAGGTTAGCTATTTTAGTCTCTGGTCCATTAACTTTATTTTTCAAATTATTAAATACAGGATCTAAAGATGTTGACAAAGCAAATAAAAAATTAACAACTTCTGAACTTACAGAAAAACAACAAAACAAATTAGAAGCTGATCTTGCAAAGGAAAAAGAACTCCGCCTAAAGGTAGAGAGTTTGCAGAAAAGAAATAATGCACTTGATGAAGAAATGGCGATACTTCAAGAAAGATCGGCAGCCAATCTTCCGTTTACAAAAGGGCGAGGAGATAAACTATCCAAAGAAGAGAGATCCAGATTATTTGACCTAGAGGCAGATAGATTTGATAGAGCCGAAGAATTAAGCAATGCAAAAGAGCTACTGAAAAAAGCTAAGGACAGTGTTACTGTTAATGAAAGAATACTGGAGATAAGAAAACTAGAAGAAGAAGCCCTGGCTTCCACAGGTAAATTATTAAATGGGCAAATAAAATTAGAACAATTAAAAGCAGAGCTTACTAGGGGTAATGTAACTGAAAAGGATGTAGCCATAGAACAGAAACTACTTGACATAGCCAAAGCTGAACAAAAGATACTTGTAGCTGAAGCTAACTTAAGGTCTTTAATAAATAATAAAGCTAAAGAAGGTGAAGTAGAGATAGCCAGAGAAAGATTAAAGAACTTAACAAAAGAATTAAATTTAGTAACCTTAATAGCTAACGAAAGAATAAACGCAGCCGATCCAGCAATAAGTCGTATGGACGAGCTAAACAGAAAGATGCGTGACCTAAACGATACAACTCTTCAATCTGTAAATTTATCTAAAGCAATGGGCGAATCATTTGAAGAATCATTTAAAGGAATTATAAAAGGCACAATGACAGTACAAGATGCTTTTAGAAATATGCTTAATAAAATTGCGGACTTCTTCATCGATACTGCTGCACAGTTAGCTGCAACCCAGCTTCAAAAAGGAGTATTGGGTTTATTTAGTAACTTATTTAATTTCAGCACCACACCCCTGAATGACATTCAAAGTACTCCAAGACTTGCTGCAAATGGTGGTCCTGCTGGAATGAGAAAACCCTTTATTGTTGGAGAACGTGGCCCAGAATTATTTGTCCCTAACCAATCAGGCAATATAATCCCAAACCATGATTTAGCTGGTATCGGTGGAGGGGGTACAAACATAGTCGTAAATGTAGATGCCTCTGGATCGTCTGTTGAAGGTGACGAAGAGCAGGGAAGAGAACTTGGTCGTGTTATCTCAGCAGCAGTACAATCTGAGTTAATACAACAGAAAAGACCTGGAGGTTTACTTGCATAATGGCTACCTTTCCTTCTATTGCTCCTAAATACGGACAACAAAAAAGATCCGCACCAAAGACTAGAACAGTACGTTTTGCTGATGGGTTTGAACATAGAATTTTATTTGGATTAGCAGAACATCAAAATCCAAAAATATTTAACTTTACTTTTGAAGTTTCAGAATCAGATGCAGATACGATAGAAACTTTTCTTGATGCGAGAGCAAATGATAGTGCCAGCTTTACTTTTACACCACCTGGAGAAGCAAGTTCTTCTCAGTTTGTCTGCGAATCTTGGACTAAATCAATACCATATTTAAACAGAGCTACAATACAGGCTACATTTAGAGAGGTGTTTGAACCATGAGTACTGGCCCTGTTTTCAGTGAAGTTCAAAAGATTAATCCTTCAGCAATCATTGAACTTTTTGTTTTACAGCTAGACACAGCATTACATGGTGCGAATACTATTTATAGATTTCATGCAGGATCAAACTTAGATGCTAACGGTGAAATAGTTTTTGCAGGTAATTCATATCTTAGATTTCCTATAGAAGCTAAAGGTTTCGCATATCAACGTGGGCA